GCACCGGCGGACGGTGCGGTGCGCAGCGTGAACGGCAAGGGCGGCGTGGTGACACTGACCGCCGACGACCTGGGCGCGGTGCCGGATGGCAGCGGGGCGTATGTGAAGGCCGTGAGCCTTGTGGGGCAGACGCTGACGCTGACCTTTGGCGACGGCAGCACCCAGACCCTGCAGACGAAGGACACCACGAGCCTGGAAAAAATGACCGGCATTCTGGCCGTGGAGCACGGCGGCACCGGAAAGAGCACGCCGATGACGGCGGCCGACGTGGGGGCGGTGCCGGATGGCAGCGGGGCGTATGTGAAGAACGTTGCCCTGAACGGCCAGACGCTGACCCTGACCCTTGGCAGCGGGAAGCAGACAAGCTACACCATCCCGACCGCGACGGCGGAAAGGCTGGGCCTGGTGAAGGTGGGGGAGAACCTCAGTGTTGAGGAGGACGGAACGCTGAACGGTGTGGAAGGCGGTTACAGTAAGGATGAGATCGACAGCAAACTTCAAAGGCTGGAAAGGATGATGAATATGGACGGCAAACTGGTTTTCTCGGGTGCAGGCGTCTGCACCGGCGGCACCACCACGATGAAACTGCCTGATACGGTGGATTACGCGGAGATTGTCTCGGCGATTCCGGCGATGGGACGCAGCGGTGCCGGATGGTCAAACGCATCTGATTACAACGCAGCCACGACGAGCAATGCCATCGGCACAGCTTCTGACTTCGGTCATGCAAAGGTGGTGCGTGGAGGTTCCGCCGCTGTACCCATCACAAGCCTTACCATGCTGAGCAATGGCAAACTCGGTGAATATAATAACCCCTATGCAAAAATCGAAAACACAAGCGTGTCGATGGTCTCCGTGGCCTTTGCCTCAGACGGCACCCTGTCCGTCTCTGGCGGCAGCAGCGGCAGCCAGTTTGTTGTGTACGGCTACCAGTACTTGTAAAAACGAGGTGATTAGATGATGAACATTATTGACTGCACCCAGCCTGGGCACCAGGTGATCTACGGCATCTGCACCACCCCTATCCCGGACGGCTGGGCCGTCATCCCGGAGGGCATGACCCTGCCGGACCCCCTCGCCTATGCAGACATCACGACCGAGGAGCGGGACGGCCTGCCGACCGTGACCGCCATCACCCCGCGCCCGGACCTGGTGGCGCAGGCCGAGGCCGCAGCCGCCGCAGCGCAGGAGGAGACCAAAAAGCAGGCCGAGCAGATGGCGCAGCTGCCCACCACCGAGGAGCGTATCGCGGCGCTGGAAGCGGCCATGCTGGACCTGCTGGCCGGAGAGGAGGGGTGATACATGGTCAAGTTTTATGTGACGCAGATCAGGCTGCACCAGTTCGACGGTGCATTTACCATCGAGGACGTGCCTGCAAAGTGGCGGGCAAGGGTACAGGCGGCATTGGACAAGGAGGCTGACGGCAATGGCTAAAACCATCATGGACGTATCCAAGCATCAAGGCGTCATCGACTGGGCAAAGGTCAAGGCGTCCGGCAAAATCGACGGCGTCATGATCCGCGCCATGGGCAACAGCGCGGAGGGCAGACCCAGTGCGCCCTACACTGACCCGCAGTTTGCCCGCAACTACGCCGAATGCAAGCGGCTGGGCATTCCCTGCGGCGTGTATGGCTATTTCAAGGCAGTCAACCGGGAACAGGCCGACAAGGAACTGGCCTACTTCAAGAAGCTGCTCACTGGCCGGAGCTTTGAGCTGCCGGTGGCCGTGGACATCGAGGACGAGGTGCAGAAGCCGCTGGGCAAGGCTGCACTGACCGACCTGACGGCCTACATGCTGAGCACGGTGGAAAGCTGGGGCGTGTACGCCATGCTGTACACCGGTTTGTGGTTCGGCAGTACCTTCCTCTACATGGGCGGTGCAGAGCTGAAGCCCTACGACGTGTGGCTGGCGAGATACCCCAAAGACCAGCGCAAGACCAAGCCTGAGGATAAGCCCAAAACGGCGTTTGCCTTTGGTATGTGGCAGTACACCAGCACCGCCCGCGTGCCGGGCGTGAGCACCAACGTGGACATGAGCCACGCATACAAGGACTATGCTGCCATCATCCAGCGTGCCGGGCTTGGCGCAGTGAAAGGAGCAGAAAAATGAACAAGGTTATCTTTATCAGCCAGCCGATGGGTGGTCGCTCTGCCGATGAAATCAATGCAGAGCGCCGCAGAGTGATCGAGATTGCCCGGCAGAAGTTTGGCAAGGTCGATGTACTGGAGACCTTCTTTGATGATTTCGGCCCCGCCGCAAAGCCGCTGGACTATCTGGCCAGGAGCATTGAGTTTCTTGCAAAGGCTGATGTGGCGATTTTTGCGCCGGGCTGGCAGGCTGCTCGCGGATGCCGCATCGAGCACCAGTGCGCCGTGGACTACGGCATTCCCGTGATGGAGGTGTAACCAATGGCAAGCTACTTGATTTCTGACGCGCCCTACGCGTCGTGGCTCTCCGATGTTTTAGCTACACTGGGGGACCACAACGTCAGCCAGATTGCAGTAGCGGCGCCTTTGCCCACTGGCGAAGTATTCACCGGCTACTTCGGTATGGACACAATGAACAAGGCGCTGATCGCAACGAACATTCAGGCTGACGCCACCATGGATGTGATCTGTGCTAATGGACAGCGCATCCAACAGGCATGGGAAGATAGCGCCGAAGACTCGGAGGTGTGATACCAATGCAGCAGTTTTTTGCGTACATCTCGGCCCACTGGATGGAGGGAGCTATCTGGCTGCTTGGCATCGGCTGGGCCTACCTCGTTAAAAAGGTCACCGAGTACAAAGCCATCAAGGACGGTCTGCTTGCCATCATGCACGACCGACTGTATCAGGCATGCACCCACTACCTCGAAAAGGGTTACATCAACACGAGCGGTCTGAAAAATATCGAATACCTTTACACGAGTTATCACGCATTGGGCGGCAATGGCACGGGTACCGAACTGTATAACCGTGCCAAAGCTCTGCCCATCCGCGATTAAATGAGAGCCCGGCAGCGCCGGGAGAAAGGACACCACTATGAACGCACATATCACCAACACCAACACCACCCGCACCGTCTCCGCTGGCACCGTGGCCCGCACCGCCGTGCTCCTGCTGGCACTGACCAACCAGATCCTGAGCGCCTGTGGCAAGCCCATCCTGCCCATTGAGAGCTCCACCGTGGAGCAGCTGGTCACCGCCGGTATCACCAGCGTAGCCGCGCTGGTGAGCTGGTGGAAGAACAACAGCTTCACGGCGGCGGCCATTCAGGCGGATGCATGGATGGGCGAGAAGAAAAAGCGCGTGAACTGA